GCCCATTTTCACGACGTGCTGCAGACCCGGCTTGAACGCCTCGTTGCCTATGGTCATCACGTTGGTCTTGACGTTGGCGCCAATCTTGAAAATTTCACGCACGGCCGCAGGGATGTTGCGCCCAGCATCAGTGTACGCCTTTATCACGGTCTTGCGACCAGAAGCTATTCCGGCCGGAATTGCGAACCAGTATGGCTGTTTGCCAGGGCCAGGACGGACGTAAAAGCCCTCTTTGGTCGCATTCCAGCTCGGCGCCCGGCGGTTCTTGGGACCAGCTGGGGTCGCCACTGCCTCCGTATTTACATTTTGAATCGGAATTCCAAGGTTTCGGAAGATCTTCAGTGTGTGGGTAGGGACTGGAACACCCGCCTTGGCGTACGCCTTGGCCACCACGACCGCGTTCTTCTTCCCGAGTCCCATGGGACCTCTGTTTATCACCTGACCGGTCTGAGGCTCCTTCTCCATTTTGCGCCACTTGTAAAGGCGGGGCTTTCCATTGGTGCCTGGGCGCACATAAAATCCAAGAGGAGGATTGGCGTTCCAAGAGGCTGCGAGTGGGTACCGGTTAGCCAACTTGGCCTTCTTGGTGTTGCCCCCCTTTCCAGGTTTCTTTATAGATGGGGAATTGACGAGGTTGAAAGCGAGGAATGAAATCATCTCATGTTTCTCAAAGAGCTCCTTGAAAAGCTGTTTAGGCGCCTCGCGTTCGGAAGGATCCTTGATGCCTGTGAATAGCACGGTGCCGTTCTTAAAGAACTGGTAGGTCCATTTTGGTTTGTCCAGTTTAAGAATCACAACGGGCAGACCGATTTCCGGAGTGTAAGTCACTTTGGCGCCTGGGATCTTCTTGAGCTCGTCTTTGAGGTCATCGAGAGAGATTGGTCGATTTATGTAGAAAATGCCGTCAATCTTTTTGTACATGGGTGGCGCCTTGAGCAGAATCTTTGGGGCCCAGCCGTTCTTGACGATCGCCAAGAGAGCCTCCTCGTAGTTGCCCAGGCCCATGACGTCAAAGTAGGTGGGGGTCATGACTATTGTCTGCTGACCGCGCTTGGCGATGATCTTCTTCACGTCGTCCGTGTCGCCGATCCACCCCTGTCCTGAGACCCAACGCACCACGGGCTTTTTAAAAGTCTCTTTGTATCCGGTAATGTCGGATAACCCCTTGGGCTCTGTTTCGAATACAGAACGAAAATTGGTTGGTAATTTAAAGGTGACAATTTTGGCCGTGAGTGCCGATGCAGACACCTTCCAGCCCCCCTGATTACTGTTACTAAAAACGCGCTTGGATCGCCATAGTTTCTGAAACTTGGCGATCCGAGCTCGAGTTTGCTCATTTAGGGTTTCCATATTACTATTTTCTTACATTTTATTCTTGTGCCACAAAATCAAGACCGAAGATGAACGGTTGCGTAGAGTACGCGCTTCCGTTGTAAATCTTCGAATCGACCCGAACCTCGAGCTCCTTGGCACTGAAGGGGCCTGCGTAGAAATCCTGATTGAACCGATGCGTCCCGAGATTGTTTTGTTTGCAGTGCTCGTTGAACCGGGCGATGAAAAGCGTCTGGGGCATGAAAAGGCCCGGACCAAACTTGAACTTTTCCGAGCACAGAAAGTGCTGGAGCGCGTTCGTGACCTGCGCAATCTGGCTCTGGACCGTCTTGAAATACTTGGGGAGCACGTTCCAGATGTCCTTGTCGGAGTACTTGTGAGCATAGTCGAGATAGGCCCGTAGGCACTTGCACAGAATCGCAGGAATCTCCTGCTCGAGCTTCTGATCCAGATGAGGGTCCGCCTCTGAAACCTGGCGCCCAAAGTTCCACGTGGCCAGACGACGCAAAATAGATCCTGAATTGTCCTTCCAATTGGGAACCTCATTTCCTCCCAAAATACCTGGCGTCTTCCACTGCATGCTCAGCGCCGTCTCATTCTTTCGCGCCACCGATACGTCCTCACCCGACACCAGAGACTGAAACTCGGCCTGTTCCAGTTGAAGATCTCCTTTGATCTCAGGACTGATGAACATGAATCCACGGTAGATGCTCTGGAGACCAAACTTCTTTTCGATATTGTTGGACAGGGTCGCGACGTCTTCGCACTCGTAGAACAACTTACAAACCTTCGTGATCAGGGTCGACTTGCCAGAACGCGCGATGCCCTTCAGAAACGGAATCACCTGCCAACCGTCCAGTTCATTCACTTCGAAGCACAGCCGGCCGCAGAATACGTACATCCATTTACACACATCGGCATCGAACTTCTGGTAATCCAATACGCACTGCATATGGGGCGTGGGGATATCATACCAGTCCACGATCTCTTCGTACGGGTCGAAAGGCAAGTCAAAGTACTTACAGCTCACCAGAGTTGGGTCCAATTCCCGAAACTCACGCGATTTGTAAGGGTAAAATTTGATTCGATACTTTTGTTCCTCAGCGTCCCAGTCCTTGCCCACCAACAGGCCGTTCTGAAACGACCACGTGTGCCGATCCTTCTTGATCTCTGGAAACTGGAAATCCTTACAGTTTGTGAGGTGGCGCACCACGTCACTGACGAGACCCCCGCGGCTCGTAAGGTTCTTCCACATCTCAGGATTGTCCTCCTTCTGGGTCGTGTCGTACACAAAGTCCTTGATCTCTTTGACCTGCTTCCAGGCTCGGGTGTTTCTAATTTCGATACAACATTGGTCACGGTACCGGCGATACCCCTCGTCGTAGGCTTGATGAAGCAAGAACAAGAGAAGCTTCTGGTAAGGCGTGTTGGAATCGTCATCCTTCAGGGACGAGTCGTTGTTGTCGATGGCGAGAGTCGGGTTGTTGACACGGTTGAACCGACGGTCCCAGAGACGAAACTGTTCAAACATCTCCTGCCGGTCAACAATCAGGCGACGGATTCGAAATTCAATCGTAAATTCCTCTCCGTTCACATCCTTGCTCGGACGCTTGTTGGCATTGAGATTATCCACGCGCGTCAAGAGGGTCCTACAACTGTTGATGAAACGGTCCTTGCGAGTCTTCACGTGTTCTACTATATGGTTGCGCGGATACCCATCCGCATCGCGCTCCTGGTCATTCATAAACAAGACGTACGCCCACGACTTATCAGCCGCGAGAGTATTTGCTCGAATATGAAAACCGGCATCGGTTTCTGCTTGAATTATTTTTGACTCAAGTTCCTCGATCGTCCAAGAGTTGACTTCGGTGGTGTGGTGAGCCATCCGAATTTCTTCATCGTGTTCGGGAGTAATCTCCTTCTGGATTGTGTGGACTTTCTTGACGCTTGACATTACTAAGAATGGGCCAGAATTTTTTAAGCGGGTGCTGGGATGCCACTCTCACAAGGTTTACAGCAGCACTGGGTGGACTTGGCCATCAGGGCGCTCAGCATCTTGACCAGAATTTTGTTCTGCATTTCGAGGTTAAGTGAGATCTTCTCGGTCGCATCCTTCAGGCCGACCAGGGCGGTGGCGACGGTATCGCCATCCTCGGTTGACAGGAAAGCGCCCAGGGCCTCCATGGGGTCGCCAAAGTCCATCTCGTCCATCTCGTCCATCTCCTCGGTCTCGTCCAGGTCCTCCTCATCGTCCTCTGGTGGGGGGCTGGGGGGTGGGGGGCGTGGTACACGAGACATTTAATAGTGGGCCAGAAAATCGGCGCGTCATCTGAGCGCGAGGTCCGCCATTTTTTTTTCTTGGGGTATATTACAAATGGCCGGTGGACTTATGCAGCTCGTTGCTTATGGCGCTCAGGATGTGTACCTTACTGGTCAGCCCAAGGTGACCTTTTTCCAGGCGGTGTACAAGCGCCACACCAACTTTGCCATGGAGAACATCCAGCAGACGGTGAACGGCACGCCCTCCAACAGCGGCCGTGTGTCCGTGACCATTGCCCGCAACGGCGATCTGGTCGGCAACATGTACGTTGCTCTGCAGCCCACCCTGGCTGCCACCGGCAACCTGACCTCCACCAACGGCGCGGTCGGTTTCGACCTGTGCTGGGTGGCCGAGCGCGCCATTGCCTCCGTGGAGCTGACCATCGGTGGCCAGCGCATCGACAAGCACTACCAGACCTGGTTCCGCCTGTACGCTGAGGTGTTCCTGAACGAGGCGGACAAGATCAACTATGGCAAGCTGACCACCAGCCAGCTGAACGACACCACCAACAAGAACTACGTGTACCTGCCCCTTCTGTTCTTCTTCAACCGCAACCCAGGCCTGTACCTGCCCCTGATTGCTCTGCAGTACCACGAGGTCCGCCTGGACTTCGACCTGACGTCCACCTTCACCAGCTACTTCGGCGCCGCTTCCCAGGTGTTCGAGGTGTGGGCCAACTACGTGTACCTCGACACTGAGGAGCGTCGCCGCTTCGCCCAGAAGGGCCACGAGTACCTGATCGAGCAGGTGCAGCACACCGGCGGTGACTCCATCACCGCCGCCTCCCAGACGGTGCGCCTGTCCTTCAACCACCCAGTGAAGGAGCTGATCTGGTGCTACCAGAACACCACCTCCACCGCCACCAACAGCATGTGGAACTTCTCGACCAGCGCCCAGAACGTGAACGTGACGGCCAACGTCGCCCCAGCTCTGCTGGGCAGCTCCGTCCTGCCACACACCGTGGGTGCCCCCCGTCTGTTCGGTGGCAACACCGCATCGTCCTCCAACATCTTCTGGATTGAGGAGGGCACCGCCGTGGCCGGTGCCGCCGGTAACGAGGTGGGCCCCCTGAAGGACTTCAAGCTGGTTCTGAACGGCCAGGACCGCTTCAAGGAGCAGCTGGGCAAGTACTTCAACCAGTACCAGCCATACGTGTACCACACTGGCGCCCCCTACCCAGGCATCTACGTGTACTCCTTCGCCCTGCAGCCAGAGGAGCACCAGCCAACCGGCACCTGCAACTTCTCGCGCATTGACAACGCCCAGGTGTCCCTGAACATGAAGTCCCTGGCGGTGCCTCTGCAGAAGATGTTCGCGGTGAACTACAACATTCTCAGAATTCAGAGCGGGATGGGCGGTTTAGCCTTCTCCAACTGATGGGTGGATTTACATTTTATATATTTATTAAGAGTGATTTGTCACTCGCCAAAAAAACCGGGCTTCGGCCCCAAGAACGTTCTAGGTTCTTGGAGTCGAAACTTTATTCCATATGTAAATTAATGAACAACGTCAAGGCGCCAAACGTAGTACCCAACGTCAAGGTGCCCAATGTCAAGGCTCCGAACGTCAAGGCGCCCAGTGAATTCATGGAGAAACTCGAAGTCGGGTTGGCTGTTCTGTTGGTTTTATTGATTATCGGACTCATTATATTCGGCGTGTATAAAGCCATGACGGCAGTGGGTATAAAACCCGCGTCCAAAAATTCCAAAGAGCAATGTGGTCTAGACATTGAGTGTAAATCGAATATGTGTAGATTCGGCATGTGCATCTAGCGCCCCACAACCTGCCACGTCCCCTTCAGAGCCGCAAACTCCTCTTCAATGATGAGGGAGGTAGATTCAGGATCAAAATAGGGTGAGCAGCAGAAGACGTCAATGTAAATCTTGTTCAATTCCGGGTACGTGTGGGCGCTAAAGTGGCTCTCGGAGAGCACGAGAACTCCAGTGGTCCCTTGGGGTTCAAATTGGTGAAAGGATCGGCCCACGACTGTGAACCCGCACCTTTCAGCGATCCGATTCATAATTGTCTCCAAGTGATTGGACTTGGAGACCCACACCCCTTCGATGTGTCCGATGAGATGCTTCATATTACTTTAGGGGTTGGTTATTTTAAATAGAATTAGCCCAAAAGCTAACACGATAAAC